AAGGCCTTAGATTCTAAACTGATTTCAATACCCATTAGGTGCTAATGTTTCAAATATAATTCTTTCTGAAGTATTTATCAACATATGGATAAGAAAGTTCCAATTACAAGATTAGGTAAGTTTTTTGGTGGGGAGGATTTTGCCTTGGATATTGGTATGGGTGAAGAGTGGCTCGAAGGTGATATGAACTTTACTTTGGTTCTTTATAAGGTTGATAAGAATAAGACAAAGACAGATGACGTATATGGTGAAGCTTTACAAGATGGAATTCAATTTTTACCTCCTGTAGAGTTCAAGGGATATGTTCAAATCATGGCACCAACGAATCAGATGTTGGGTAGATCAAGAATTAATCAATCAGAACCAGGTAATTTGAGAGTATCGGTATATCAACAAACTTTAGATGATTTACAAATCTCAGTCGATTTTGGTGATTATTTAGGATATTACGAAACTGAAAATAGAGTTAGATATTATTCTGTTATTGATGATGGTAGGGTTAACTCAGACAATAAACACACTTATGGTGGATATAAACCTTTTTATAGGACAATACTTGCAACACCTGTAACCGCTAACGAATTTAGAGGATTATAATTATAGAATATGCCGTTTCCGAAACAAATAAAAAAACAAATCGATTTAGTTCCTCAAAAGGAATTATTGGCACGTAGAGAACAACTTTTGGATTATATCACAAGAGATGGTACCTACTTACCTAAATCAGTTTTACATGCTGACTTAGATAGAGGAATGCTCGACTTTGTTAAGAATGATTTAAAGACGGTAACTTCAGGTAAGATAGTACCTACGGTTGATATCATGATCACAACTCAAAACTGGGCACAGTTTACAGAAACTTGGAACTTCTCGGATTTGGATAAAAACGTAAACGTTCCATTCATAACTGTGGTTCGAAATCCTGAAGTGAAATATGGATCAAACCCTGCTTTGATTTATAATATCCCAAACAGAAGACAATACTATTTTGCAACGGTTCCTACTTGGGATGGTCAAAGAAAAGGTGTGGATATCTATACAATCCCCCAACCTGTTCCTGTGGACATTACTTATAGTTTGAAGTTCATTTGTAATAGAATGAGAGAGTTGAACCAATTGAATAAAATTGTAATGCAAAAATTTGCATCAAGACAAGCCTATACCTTTGTTAAAGGTCATTACGTTCCAATCATTTTACAAAACGTTTCGGACGAATCGGTTTTAGAATTAGAAAAAAGAAAATATTATATTCAAAGTTATGATTTCTTAATGATGGGATTCTTGATTGACGAAGAAGAGTTTGAAGTAAAGCCAGCAATTTCAAGAACAGTTCAATTATTAGAAACTGTTAACAATAGAAAAAAAGGTAAAAAGAAAGTTTATCCTGAAAACGCAACAACATTCTCGTTGACATTTAATTTGGATGCTGGAGAAACAACATATACTGAAAATTTCAAGTATACTGCAAATTTAAATTTCAATAGTTTGGTTAATGTTAATACCTATGATGTTTACTTGAATGACTATTTCTATGGAAGTGATATGTCAACAATTCAGATAACTACAGGAGATACATTGAGACTGGAAGTAACACCTGTCGACAATACAAAGTCCTCTTCAATTGTTTATATTTCAACACTTATTTAATCTTCTCCGTAAAGATCTGTTTTTTCTTTACACTTTTCGAAGATTAAATTCTCTAGGAATTTATAAATTTTAATACCCCTTTTGTCACAGTACTTTTTTAACTTATCATGAGACTCAACTGAGATCTTGATGTTTTTGATTTCTTTTTTGGTTTTCAATGGTGTTTTCATGGGCAGAAAAAAGGAAGAAAAAAGTATCCTAATTTACAAATACATATTCAGGAGTAAAGATTTTTGTGTTTAATTTAATATTTATGATAAAATAAATCAAGCTAGAACTTTTTAATAATGGCAACAACACAAAAAGTATTTGTATCACCTGGTGTTTACACTACAGAGACCGACCTATCCTTCGTGGCGCAGAGTGTCGGTGTAACAACATTAGGTATCGTTGGAGAAACCCTTAAGGGACCTGCCTTCGAACCAATATTCATTACGAATTATGATGAATTCACAACTATTTTCGGACCAACATCTCCTGAAAAATTTGTGAATACACAAATCCCTAAATATGAGGCGGCGTATATCGCAAAGTCTTATTTACAACAATCTAACCAATTGTTTGTTACAAGAATTCTTGGTTTGTCAGGTTATGACGCTGGTCCTTCTTGGTCTATCACAACAATTGCAAATGTCAATCCTTCTACAATAGGTCAATCAGGATCTAGTGTAGATTTTTCATTTACTTTTACAGGTACTACAGGAAGTACTTCTTCGACAATAACCTTAAATCAAGGGACATTACCTGATATTATTTGGGATAACCTTAATACTCCGTTTACTCAAAACAACGGAACACAAAGTTCTTTCAAGACTGATATTACTAATCAATTAGTTGATATAATGAAAGCATCTGGTACTACATCAGGAACAAGTTTATATGTTTATGGTTCAATTGATACTAATGATCTTACTGATTTAACAGGAAGTACTTTCACTGGAGTTACAAATGCGTTAAGTGTTAGTGACTTAGATTTAAACAATATCGTTTTTTCTGCAGAAAGTAATGACGAGTGGTATTATGCAACATTCAATAAACCTGACACATCTTTAAGTGGATATACTGGTTTTTCTTTTACTAACTACATTATGCCTGTGGCTAATGGTATCTCAGGAAATACATCAATCGGTTCTTACACAGGTACAGTATCGGGAAGCGCATATTTCTTCTCAGGTGGTTCATACACAGAGTATGATAATTTAGTTGTTGCAACTTTAAGATCAAGAGGAATTAGTTTATACAATTCAACAACAGCTGGTCCAAGATATCAAGTATCAGGTCTAACAGATGTTGTTATCGATACATCAGGTGCATATTCAGCAATTACATCAAATCCTTTCTCAACATTTGCAATATCAGGTATTACGATACCAGATGAGAATGGTGTTAGAGATACTTTTTCTTTTGAAACTTCATTCCAATCTTCTGATTCAGAATACATTACAAAAGTATTGAGTATTGCAAACTTCACTAAATCAAGATTCGAAGTTCCTTTATTTGTAGAGGAGTACTATCAAACAATGATGAACTGGGCTTATAATAATGGATATATCCGTGGTATTAACCCTGACTTAACTGCATTACCTGAAGCAAGAGACGGTAACGTAAGTTCAATTGCAAATAATTTATTCCAATACCAAAGTCCTAAAACACCTTGGGTTGTTTCTGAATTAAGAGGTAATAAAGTTTACAATCTATTTAAATTTATTTCTATATCTGACGGAGATTCAGCTAATACTGAAATCAAAATTTCAATCATGAACATGTCATTCAACAACAGTACGTTTGACGTTATGATTAGAGATTTCTTTGATACAGATGCAAATCCAGTTGTGTTAGAGAAATTCACAAACTGTACAATGGATCCAAATAGTAATTCATTCGTAGCTAAGAAGATCGGTTCTTCTGACGGAGAATACTCATTAAATTCGGCTTTTGTAATGATTGAGTTATCTGAAGAGTATCCAATTGATGCATTACCTTGTGGATTCGAAGGTTATGTGATGAGAGATTACTCAGGTGATATTCAATCTCCAATTCCTATCTATAAAACAGAATACTATTTCCCAGGTCAAGTGATTTACAATCCTCCATTTGGAACGACTAATGGTGGTAGTAACCAAGTTACAAGTGCAGGTGATAACGTAAGAAGAACATTCTTAGGTTTCTCTAACACAGTAGGTATTGACGAATCATTCTTAGAATTCAAAGGATTCCAAAATATCATAGATCATTGTCAAACAAATATTGAAAACCCTTGGAACTATAAGACTAAAGGTTTCCACATGGACTCAGGTGCTACTGTTGTAACAATCGGTAACACATTCATGACTAGTGGTCAATCAGCTTTCGAAGTTGGTGATGCTAGTTTCAACCAAGAACCAACATCTCCTGAAAATCCTTACTTCAGATTATTCGCAAGAAAATTCACAGTATGTTTAGCGGGTGGTTTTGATGGTTGGGATATCTACAGAGAATCAAGAACAAACACAGATGACTATATCTTAGGTGGATCAGGGTACTTAAAAGGAGCTTGTGCTTCATCAAGATACCCAACAGCTACAGGATGGGGAGCATTTAGAAACTACGCAGTAGGTGATCAAGTATCTGATTGGGCAAACACTGACTACTACGCATACCAATTAGGTATATCAACATTCGCTAACCCTGAGGCAACAAATATTAACGTATTTGTAAGTCCAGGTATCGACTATGTTAACAATAGTGGTTTAGCAGAATATGCTGTTGATATGGTTGAAGATGACAGAGCTGACTCAATCTATATCGTTACAACTCCTGACTACGACATGTTTGATCCGTCAACTGTTGATAACAACGGATTTATTTATCCAACTGAAGCAGTTAATAACTTAGAAAACACTGGTATCGATTCGAACTACACAGCAACTTACTACCCATGGATTCTTGTAAGAGATACAGTTAACAATACACAACTTTATATTCCTTCAAC